GCAGGAGGAGGTGTATCACCATTGACATATCGAAGATGCCATGGCTCAGAAGGTACAACTTCCCACGAAAAACCAAACTTCTTTACATTTGCAATCATCCAGTTAAGGCGCTTTGCCTCTGATGCATTGGCAATATCAACAGCCAATCCCAAATTATGCTGGCTCTTACCGGGAGTAGCCAACATGGCCATACCTTTCTTGAGGTACCAAGTCTTTCCTTCAAAAGATTTTGTGCTTGTCCCAACTACTGGCTCAAGCTGATATCTTTGTTTAAAACCGGCGAGCTGGCTCTCATAGCTACGGTATGTGTCACCTGCTGAAGTGGGCTTGAGTTCTATGCCTTCTGCTTTTGCAGCTTCATCCATTGCATTGTAGGCTGCTGCTGCAAGCCAGTGCATCTTTCCGCCAGCTTCAATTGGGCGGAGTAAATGAGCTGGAAGTTTTCCTGGTTCAATTCCTTTTAGGTCTGCTGGCAACTTAACGGGAACAATATAATCCCATGCAACTTTGCTCATAGTCATTTCCTATCTGTTATAAGGTCTCATATATTAGTAGCTTTTATTTACCAAATAATTATAATTTTTTAGTATTAAATCGAATTTTTCTTTGAATCTTACACCCAATATTTCCTGCCCGACTTCAGGATTCTTTGTACTTGAATATTCAGAAAGACTATCAAAAAGTTGGTTGTTTATTTGAGTTGGAATTAAAGTATATTCTTTTGATAACTTATTTATAACTCTATTATTTATAATATTTTGATTTTTATAATCTTCAGACATTTTAATAATATCTTCAAATTTAATTATATGTACTTTGTTTATATTTTCTATAATATATTCTTGAAATAACTTTAAACCGTCTAAAGCGCGGTTAATTGTGTGGTCAAGCATTGGTTGGTGTTGTTCTTCCGGGAATCTAATCATCTGCATTCCGACAAATGATCCAATTGTGTCTAGCGGATTCCTAGTTGGAAAGAGAATTTTACTGCCTAAAACGAACTCAGATTTAATTGACTCCAAGTCATGGGAAGGGTATTCATTACTTATTTCATTCCCAAATACATTTTTTATTAATCTAATTAATGTTGTGTTTGCCTGTCTAGGAAAACCATCTATAATAAATTTCATTATACATTATAACATAAAGATCCCCACCCGTTAAAGGTGGGGATCAAACTATCTTTACTTATTTTTCTTTAGTTTTTTTGCTAGCTTTTTTAGAACTAGATGCTTTTTTTGCAGCCGGTTCTTTCTTAACTATCTCTTCGCTTGGAGGAGGTGTTGAGCTTTGCAGGTACTTTGACATAATTTAAAATTACTTTTTCTTCTTCTTCTTATCGATTGCTGCTTGGATAAATGGTGGAAGCTTCTTCTGTGCTGGAGTCATATCCATGCCTGTGCCTGCCTTTTTCCCAGACTTCTTCATTGGTGCTTTTGCTGCTGGCTTTGCTGATTTTTTTGCTGCTTTTTTCATTGCCATTATATTCTCCTATTTGGTTATAATAAATTATTTCTTCTTACTTCTTGCTGCTCTCATATTGTCTATGAGATTAGGATATGGTCGACCTGCTGCCTTAGCCATAGCTTTTGCCTTTGACTTAGCTTTTGGAGAAAGTTTTTTTGGCTTTGCTTTTGGACTTGGTTTGTCCCAAACTTGTTTCTTTGTAGCCATATTATTAGCAGTCCCACTTTCTTAATGATAAGGCCTTGCGTGTTGGCCTGCCCTTGGAGTCTTTCATTGGCCCCTTCATGCCACCCATCCTGGCACAGAATGATTTGCGTCTGGCAGCAGCTTTTGGTGACTTGGCAGCCTGTTTGGCTGACACTGGTGGCTTAAGGGTACCACCTGTTTGCTTTTTGTAGGACGCACGTCCTTTGGCATTTAATCCACCTTCAGGGTTTTTCCCTGCCTTACGTTGCCAAGCTGCAGTTTTAGCCATTACTTTTTCTTCCTTGTTTTATTTTTCTTAACTTTAGAAGACTTAGCTGGCTTTGGCGCTTTACCTAATTCAATGCCGTACATAGAATTATTTTGCCCCATCCTAGGACCAGCTATGTAGATCTTACTTTTTATTACCATTTTCTTTCCTTCTATCCATAGCTTCTGCTATATCATAGAGCTTAAAAACTAAATGCCAAAACATTTTTGTTAAACTAAATCTATCTTTGGTCATTTTTTATCTTTCGTTTCAATGCTTTGTTTAGGTTTGAAATCTGGTGGTGCACCCAATTGTTTCTTGGGTGACACCCCACCTTTAGTTACTTTTCTAAACTTAGCTAAAGACATAGTAATTAAAAATAATTACTTAGTTGTCTTTTTTGGGCTACTCTTTTTTGCGCCTGCTGATTTAGGAGCTTTTGCGGAAGGCTTCTTTGTTGCCTTTGAGGCATCTTTGACGGCCTTAGCCACTTCCTTCTTTGCGTCTTTAACAATGTTTTCTGCGGCTTCCACTGCAATGTCAGCAACAGCATCTGCTTGATCAGCAAATTGGTCGATTAACTTGGCCTGTGCCTTAGCCATGGCACTGTCTGCTTTGATATTCTGTGCCTTGAAAAGTACTGACTTTATTTTATTTGCTATTTTCTTAAACATTTTTACCTCTGTTTTAATATTTGGATTTATATTATACCTTTATAATAGTACACTTGCAAGTCAACAACGCAATTACTTGCTCTGTTGGGCTTCTTTAATAAGTGTATATCTTTCTCCAGTTTCTTTAGAAACTAAGGAAAAACCATAGGCTGCAGCATCTTTAACAGCCTCAGAAAAAGCCTCTCTATCCAGAGGATCAATCCCATCAAGGGGAATAGTGATGCCCGCATAAACGTCTACGTTTTCAAAGTTGCCAATGTTAATCTTTCTGTTTACTCCACATATGAATATGGGGCTACTTGACAGGGAAATCTGACCTGCCATATTTGACACAGCCTGATCTATTGGTGACCCATTGGTCTCTTCGAATGCATTTTTAGTTATCTTAGGCATAAGTTACTTCTTTCATTGATTTAATAAAGTTGATTGTTTCTTTGACTTGATCTTCAATAGACATTGAATCTGTCTTCATCACGATTGATGCCACTTCTTTAATGTCATTAATCTGGCTTTCTGATGAGTGTGATAACTCATCACCAGACATTAGTTTACCATCTCTTTTCATGAGTCTGTTATCTAATGTATCTTCATCAGCATCAAATACGATCACAAAACCATTCGGCTGTTTCAATATACTCTTCGCTTCATTTAGGTAACGGACATCAGAAATGATTATACCAAAGTCTGATTCAAAATCAGACTCTTCATTTTGTTTTATGTATTGTCTATATATTCTATTTGCTTTTATGATTGCCCATTTTGCAAAACAGTCAGCGTCAAACTCTCTGCAAATGTCTCCAGCTTTCTGAAGAAATTTTCTTGGCTTTATTCCCTCTGGCTCTATTGGCAAGCTTTGTATTTGTTTTACCTTTTCGGTAAATTCTTCATAGCTTGGAATGTTGCCTATAGCTGACCCACCATATATATCAAACAAGATATCATGTATAGCATATAACTTTCTTGATTGTTCGTTGACGCCTATTATATTCTTTTTAACCGAAGCCATTTCATATAACGGAAGCGCATAGAATATGTGGTCCCACTTAATTGATCCTTGGGTTGATTCAATAGACCCCTTGGGGACTATCTGCTCGGCTACAGTAGTTTTTCCTGAACCAGCTTTCCCAGCTAGGCCCAGTATAATTGGTTGACCATTTTTGATTATCGATTTGCTCATAGATAATATTGTATCACTTATCTAGTTCAGATTCTTTTCGTATCTGAAGTTGATCCAAAAATTCATTTGCCAAATGATCAGGTTCCCAAACTAGGTTTCTTGGGACTTGTACTAATCTAAATCTATACTCTGCTCTTATTTCTTCAATGGTCATGAGGAGCGGTAATAGTGATAAGTTTTTACACTTCCATTTTTTATTAACTTGGTTTGCTACAACTGCAGAGTCGGTATAGATTATTGGATCTATAAAATCAGACATGATACATATTAAAAGACCAGTTATTACTGCCTCGTATTCTGCCTCATTGTTTGTTCTTCCGCCAAGTCCTCTTGCAAATTGGACTAACTTCTTTTTATTCTTGTACACGACCGTAGCACAGGCGGCTTCCCCCATCTTTTTTTGCCCTTGTCCCCTTGAGGCTCCGTCGCAAAATACCTCTATGTTCATTAATCAATCTTAATATTAAAAGGGATGTTATGTTTTTTTGCCATGCTTGTTATATTATTTTCTTGACTCTTACTTGAAGCCATGTGCGTGGTAGTTAAAAGATAAAGATCTCCCTTGTACTCTATTTGCATTGGGAAATCTAACTTATCTCTTTTGGAAGAAAATAATTCGTTTGATTTATTAACTGATTTATAATGACCTATATACATGTGATGTCCTTAAAATGTAGAAAAATCTCTCTCTAAGAGAAATCCTTTTTCTTCTCTAGAAGAAGCTACCTGCATTGTTTGTACTTTATCCATAAGTTTTCTAGAAGACTCAGAAGATATTCTGGCCGCTAACTCCATGGACTCTGCCAATTCTACGATTGCTTCAACTGCTGCTAACGCAGTGTACTGGTTATACGCAGCTGCAGCTGCAGCCGCTTCTCGTTCGGCTTCATTCTTCCCTATTCTATTCGCCTTATAAACTCTCTTATACTGGGCTTCAAGAAGCTTATATTGAGCTCTTGCAATGCCGGCAAATCTTGCAGCTCTCCCATAAACATTTGAAGATCTAGCAACCAAAGACCAAAGATCATTCAGCGTAAGATCAATGTAGTTTGTATCTGGTATCTCTACATAGTACTTTTCTAGAGCTATAGGATCTGAAAAAGTTAATACAAGTTCTTCCAACTGTGGATTTAAAAAATCTGATAATTTAATTAAAAGGTTTTTATGATTTAACTCAGTCATCTTTTTCTTTTTCTTTTTCTTTCTTAAATGATGTCAAGAACAAGTAATCGTCCATGCCATCTTCCAATATGATTTCGTGTATTTTTCTTTTTATTTTAGATAGATGTTCTCTTACAGTATTAGGATGTTCAGTTATCTTAATAGCTATCTCAGAAGATCTTTTGTTATCTATAAATCTCCACTTAAGCAGTTGCCTTTCTTGCACTGTGAGTTGATCAAATGGCGGGTTTGTTTCCTCTCCCGAAATCCAAAACTCATCAACATCAGATGCAAATAACAGGTCTATTGTAGCATACTCTATCGTGTCTACATAAGCTCCACCCTTGATACTGTCATCAGAATCTCCATCTCCAGACATATCATCTTGGGTCAGGAGTGGAAATGATTTCCTTCCTAATTGATCAATTAAAAATGTATCTACATTCTTTTTCAACAAATATAAAAAGTAGCTATACAAAAATGCGCTGAATGGTATAGGACCCTTTTCTGAATCCTTCTTCTCATACCTTTTAATGCATTGAAAGAATGTTAATCTTACAGTTTGTTGTATGTCTTCTTCTGAACAATACCTTTTTACCATGTAAAGAATGCCGGCTGATGCATTCATTGACATGCTTATAACCTGCTTGATTAAGCTTGTTCTTCATCAGCGCGTATCTTACGAATGTGTCTTTGACAAACAAGGAAATAAACCTTCTTATATCGTAGTCACTGTAGCTATACTTTCCGTGTGTATAGCATGGTAACATACTTACTCAAGAAGTTGTTAAACACCTTGAGTAATTCTTCTTGCGATTTTTCAGATCCACCTTTAGCTTTTGCGATCAGTGCCTGCATCTCTTCTTCTTCGAGCTTGTAATATTGCTCTTTAAAACTTGCCATTACTTTCCTTCCCATATCGAAAGCTTGTCCATGTAAGCACTTCGTATGTCTTCATAAAAAATTACGTGAGGTATACCCAACTCTTCCGCAAATCTTATTGCGTCCGATGAGTATTTACTTATGACAAAGGTAAGTTTATTAAATTCTTCTGGATAATATTTTTTAAACCTTTTGATTTTAATCTTGCTTTTGTCATCCAGATATCCTTTTACTTCAAACCACTCTTCGGTTTCCGTTAAGTAAAAATCTGGTATATATCCCTTAGTTCCCCTTTTTATTGGAAATGAAAAAACCTTTGGTTCAAATTCAAATTCAATTGAATAAGCCCTGAAGATCCTTGCAATGTTTGCTTCCCAATTAGATCTCATATTTAGGTTTAGATCTTCTCTGAAACCTGACTTCGTATGCCTGTACGCATTACCCTTCGTGTTCTTATCGCCAGCAGCAGTAGGAATTACTTTTTTCTTCTTGCCAAATTTAGGCAGTGTTTTTTTAGGAGACCTTGAAAAAAAATAATCCTCTGGGCTTGCACCGACGTTCTTCATCTGATATCCTTTACGGCTGTAAGGTAACGCTAATAAATATTATACTTTATATTTAACAAAAAAACAAGCAAAACAGGAGAAAGTAAATAAAATGACCATTACAACTACAATTTTCAACAGCATGAGCCAGAATATCAATGATTCTGCAGTAAATGAACTCACCGCTTTTGGTGTAAGCCAGGAAGAAGCAGTCAAGTTTGTTCTTGAGTCTGACTTTGACTTGGTTCTTTCAGCTGACGAAAACCCAGTTATCCAGTTCTAATAGATACATTAATTGATATTAGCCCCCTGGGAAACCAGGGGGCTTTTTACTATGCCCTATTAAACTTTCTCAATCTGACAGCACCAGTAGCACATGCCCCACTCTGGGCGTGGTCGCAGAAAGAACAGACTCTTTCGTTCTTTGTTGGAGAAAAATTAACGTCATTCATTATCGTATTGATTCTATCGATAAGAGAACTCTTAGCAAGTTCCAAATCTTCTTCTGTGTATTCGTGAGATTTGATTCTTCCAGTTCTTAGATAGTGAAGAGAAGCCTTGATCTTGCTACCTGGAAATAACATTGATGCTGCCAATGCATATATACCAAGTTGTAAGTTCTTGTGTATGTCTTTAGCTGCAACCTCACGTTTACCAGTCTTGTAATCGACGATTTCTACAGTATCACCATTGATATCTACCCTATCTATAAATCCATTTATAGAATAGTTTCCTAAAACAAAGCTAAACCCAAGCTCTTTTTTGTGAACATTAAAAGTAGTTCCACCATACAGGTCAAAGAAGTCATCTAATATAGTTGCCCCAGCGTCAAGCAGAACTTGAGGGATCTGGTTGTTGGGATTGAAAGACTTATTGTGCTCTTCGTATTTTTCAATTAAAGAACTATGTTCTATGGGGTTAACATCTGAAACGTTATCTTCTAATACGGAGTGGATTATATTTCCGAAGAATTGCTGGAGCGTTAAACTGTCTTGGCTCTTTCTTTATGTAAGAAAAGAAATACTTTGATGGACACATTTCGTATGTGTCTATTCTTGAATAGCTAAAATCTGTTAGTGTTAACTTTTGTAGTGGGTCTATATCTTCTATTAATTGTAATTTCATCATTCTCCATCGACATCTTCAGATATCGCTTTTCCGTCTTCGTCACATTCTACACCGTTTTCGTTTATTATTTCCCCAGTGTAAATATTTTTATACAAATTCTCACCAAATGATCTCCAGCCAGTATGGCCGATTTCCATAAAATCATCTTCTAAATATGGCCAAGACATAACTCTCCTAATCTACTGAAATAACTGTATTGTTTACCGAATCTATATTGAAATAGTAATTCAATAAACCATATACATCATGTAACTCTTCTTCTGTAGCATAAAAACCAACTACTCCCAGTTGCAAAAAGAAGCTCTGGGTATCTCCACCCTGATCGTATTCAATCAGTTTGACATTGTTTAATAACATTCTACCGTTTTCTTTTCCTAACATATTAATCCTCGTAAATGCTAACTGGGTTCCAGTTTGGATCACCCATCTTGTTTCTCATGTCCTTTAGGTATGAATCCCAGTCTCTTTCATCTTCTGACTTCTTTTCATATCTAACATTTCCCTTAAACGGATTTGCCTTAAATCTAGACATTAAGACTTTCCCGTTCTTTGTCTTCCAGCGGAGAATTCCATTCTTGCAATCACAAAAATCACCGTTGTCCGTATCTATGCATCCGTTAGGGTCATATCTTCCACTGCACTTGTTGCACTTGGTATATCTTCCCTTGTCCTGGCATCTGCTACAAGAAGAGCAATACACCCAACAGTCTTTAGTCGAAGGATTCTTATAGAAGTTTCCAGTTGTCATACTTTCTCCGATAATAGTGAGTTTAATTTATCTTTAACTGATATAGAAGTTTTCTTTTTAAATTTAAAGCTCAAAGTTTTTCCGTTTTCTTTGTAAGATAAAAACACATATGAGCCTCCATCTGTTGCATTAATTATAGCATACATCTTTTTTAAAGTCTCTGCACTTATATTGGAATCTACTTCTAAATAGATAGGTGTTCCTCCAGAGAAGTTTGAAAGATCTAGTTTTTCACAACTGTTTAAAAGTATCTTACTGATTAGATTTTCTTCATCTCCGTCTTTGTTCACAGCTCCTGTGAGCATAACTACGTCACCGTTTTGGAAGTAGTCATCATCAAACTTCTTTGCTTCTCTAGGAAAGACTATGACTTCAATGTCAGAAGATATGTCTTGTAAATTAAACTTATACATCTTAGCGCCTTTTTTAGTTATCATTTTCTTTGACGAGGAAATGATTCCACCCAAGTTAACTCTAGATCCGGCTTGTAAATCTGCTACTTCTATGATTTCATAATCTATATTCTTAGAAAGAAGATCCCAAACACCATCAACTGGATTCTTGGAAACATATATCCCTAGCTCTTCTTTTTCTTTTTCTAAAATAGTAAGCTCGGTTTGTCTCCCAAAATCTTGATCATATACTTCACTAATTAATTCATCAAGAGCACCAGCATTAGCTAGGTGTTCAATAGTTGATTTCTTTAGCACAGCTGGACCAGTTCGTCTCAAGAAGTCATGCATCGAAGTGTACGGATTATCTTTGTCTCTTGAGGAAAGTATTGCCTCCGACACTGCGTAACCAATACCGTTGATTGCAGAGAGTCCAAAGATGATTGTTGCTTCATCGATTACGGTGAACTCTTCTACTGACTTATTAATAGAAGGGCTTAAAACTTTTATCCCAAGCTTTCTACAATCAGAAAGATACAAGGCCAGCTTATCCTTGTTTCCAGTAACAGAAGATAAAAGTGCAGCCATGTATTCCGCTGTATAGTTTGCCTTAAGGTACGCAGTTATGTATGAAATCATCGCATAGCTTGCTGCGTGTGCTCTGTTAAAGCCGTACCCACCGAAGTATTCGATATCAGAATATATTTTATTTGCTTTGTCCTCAGATATATCTGACTTCTCCATGCAGCCTTTGACAAACTCTCCTCTGAACAATGCGATCTTGTCCATCAATTTTTTACCAATTACTTTTCTTAAGTCATCAGCTTCTGCTGTACTGAACCCTGCTAGTTCTCTAGCGACTCCCAAAACATCTTCCTGGTAAAGCATGATTCCTAGTGATGGGCCTAACACTTTTTCTAAATTAGGATGATCATATTGAATTGATGACTTTGAATGCTTTCTAGAAATATATAACTTATCCATGCCAGATCCCATTGGACCTGGACGATACAATGAAATTAGAGCCATGATGTCTTGAACATCTTGTGGTTGCAACTGCACCATTAGTTCACGCATCCCAGTTGACTCAAGTTGGAAAACACCTATAGCATTACCTTTGCAAAGTTCCTGATACGTCTTATAATCGTCCAGGGGTATCTTGTCTACGTCTATCAATATGCCTCTATTTTTATTGACTAACTTAATGCACTCGTCAATCACGCCAAGGTTTCTAAGGCCAAGGAAGTCAATCTTTAATAGGCCGCACTGTTCCACTCTGCCCATGTCCCACTGTGTTATAACAGGATTATCAACTCCCTTTTTCATAATTGGAAGATAGTCTGTTAAAGGCTCTCTGGATATCACAACGCCTGCAGCATGCATGCCAGTCTGTCTTATGAGTCCTTCTAGCCCAAAGGCTGTATCTATGATCAATTTAGAATCGTCATCTGAGTCATACATCTGTCTGAACTCAGGAGTCTCCATGCACTCTGAGAGGCTCTTAGCAACGCCCAGGACAGGCGCAGGGACCAGCTTGGCTACCTTGTCCCCACCTATGAAATCGTAGGCCAAGGCACGCGCTGCGTCACGTATAGATTGTCTAGCGCCAGTCTTATTAAACGTACAAATATGGGCTACTTTATCATCACCATATTTCTCTCTAGCGTAGTTGATTACCTTGTCTCTATGTCTATCATCGAAGTCAAGATCGATGTCGGGCATTGACTTTCTACCTTCTACTAGAAATCTTTCAAACATCAACCCGAATTTAAGTGGGTCAAGATTAGTAATCCCCAATGCGTACGACAAGATACTACCTGCAGCAGAGCCTCTGCCCCACCCAACTCTAATGTTGTTAGACTTAGCCCATTGAACTAGATCAGAAACAACCAAGAAGTATTCTGGGTATCCCATTTCTTTAACCACTCTAAGCTCGTGCTGAGCTCTATGGAGCACTTCTTCTGGTAATGGATCTCCATACTTTTTCTTAAGTCCATCCCAGGCCAGTAAATCTAAATGATCATCTGTGTTGGTGCCCTCTGGTAATGGAAAGTGCGGGAAGTGGAGGTCACCAAACTTTAAGTTGACATCAACCATTGAAGATATTTCTAAAGTATTCTTTAACCAATCTTCGGGGAATACTAGTGCCATCTCGTCATAAGATTTTAGATAGAAATTATCTCCACTAAAAGAAAATCTATTTTCTGTATTTATATTAGAGTTAGTAGACACGCATAGCATAATGTCATGCGCTCTAGCATCTTCCTTGTGCACATAGTGGCAGTCACCAGTTGGCACTACTTTTGCACCTATCTGTTGTGCAATATCAATCAAGCCTTGAGTTATTTTAAGTTGCTCAGCAAGACCATGGTTTTGAATTTCAATAAAGTAATTTTCTTTCCCAACAATGTCTTGCATCTTTGCGGCTGACTCTAAGGCAAACTTGGTGTCACCTCTCAAGAGGGCTTGAGCCACTTCGCCGTTAAGACATCCGGACAAAACTATTAAGCCAGAAGAGTGTGCTGCAATTAATTCGTGATCAATTCTTGGCTTGACATAGTATCCCTCTAGGTATGACTTAGAAGATATCTTGATAATATTATGATAACCTTCGTTGTTCTTAGCCAGAATAGTTATGTGGTACGGGCCACGTTGTTCCCATTCATTTTTTGCAGGGCCTGATCTTTCTTCTTCGTCTCTATCAAATCTAGTTTTTCTAGCTTGGTAAAATTCAGAACCAAGTATTGGCTTAACCCCTGTTGCCACTCCAGCGTCGTAGAAGTCTAACCATGAATGTATATTGCCATGATCAGTGGTGGCTAGCCCAACCATACCTAGGTCCTTTGCTTTAGCAAAGTACTGTTCTACCTTCCCGTGCCCGTCGAGCATGGAATAAGTTGTATGATTGTGGAGGTTAGTCCAATTCTTCAATTAGATTCCTCTTTCTCTGTCTGAACCGTTAAGGGAGTCGTCTCTGGTTTCTCTATACGTTATGATAACTACACCTCCGCAGTATTTACAGGTAACTGCTTTGCCCTCTTGGGCAAATGGGCTGTTCTCCATATATCTCATTGGTTGATCTGATTTACATTCGGAGCACACTCCGATTACGTCATCTGGATTTCTTATGTTCATACTTAATCTTCCTTTTTGGTCGTCTTATATGCGTATCTTATTGGTGATGGCGAAGACTTTTCTGTAGTCTCAACATACTTGTTCCCAATCTGAGCCCATTTGTTTTTCTTTTCTAAATTACATTCACCACAACCTACACCCACAGAGTTAGCTCGTTCGCATGTGTATGGTCTTCCACCAATGCCCATCTGTCTTCTCTTAATCCAATCATTGATATGAGCAGAAGACTTTTCGAAATTGTAATCATGACAACAACTTAAAATCTCATGGAGATATTTGATTGAATCTTCCGTGTAGGTCAAGATAGAACAGAGAAATAATCTAGCTTCATGTTCAAGGTAATGGCTTTCTTCTGCCTGATCATGTAGGCGTTTGATAGCACTGCAATTGTGTATCAGTGCTTCTTTATCAAATACCTTTGCTGACGGTGCTAGTGTTTTAAAAGCTTTTGAACCATACTTATTAAAGTAGTCTAAGGGATTATCTTTTTTCTTAGAATCTTCTTCTAGGTTATAGATATTTTCTCTGTACCATTCATTTGCTTTGTAACTAAAAACCTGCTCAGCTACATCTAGTGATCTTTTTTGTGATGCATACTCTTTAATAACGTCAAACTCTTCGTAGGCGTAATTCTTTTCACCATTAAACGGATTTAAAAGTGTCTTGTAAAGCTTTGTATCCTGATGAATAGACCCAGGTAATCTCCACATTCTTCTAAGGTCATACACGCTAAAGTCTAAGCTTGTCAATGACAGTTTCTTAACCATATCTGTAGCTATATATCTAAATATCTTTGGCAGGTTGTTGCCTGGGCTTATGCCAAGGGCAATTGGTTCACACTCTATGTGAAAACCTTTTTTACCAGTAAAGTAAACAAGTATTGATTCAGCTGGAACATACTTCAATAAATGTTCGTATAACTTAATACAATCTTGCTGAGCGATAGCAAAATCTTTGTTGTCAATATCAAAATAAAGTGGACCCAACCTACTAGCTTTTGTAAACTCTGCGGTGTCGTAGGCAAATACTGAAGTGTATATGCCTATATTGTTATTCTTTTCGGCATAGTCTGGAACTTCCTCAAAGGAAAGAATTTTGTCCTTATCTCGTATAACTCTTTCTAGAGATGGAACATATCTAGCTACCTCGTATAGGCTCCAGTTAGATAGGAATTTATTATCTTTATTAATTTTCATTTAATCTGAGTCTTTCCCTCGGCGTCTTGGATACGCCACAAAACCTTTCTTGAATTAATATTGATTGAGTCTGAGTGAGTTCTATAATATATAGATTCCTCAATATAATACTCTAATTTTTTGGCAATTGTAAATCTTTTTAATAGAATATTATCTGTATCGACGTTAAACATTCCATCTATCTTCTTTTATGTCTTTACCATCCACAACATAGTCTACCTTGGATGCAATATTGTCTGCAATATGAACGATCATATCCAGGTATGTGACCGGACTAGTCTCAGGAACTGGCGACCATGGCCCTAAGTGGCAGCGAACTAATCTAAGTATAGATTGTACGATATCTTCAGCTAGATACAGGGTAGATGATTGAGACTCTGAAGCAAACTTTCTATCTTCCTCTTGACATTTCTTGACGAATTGCCCAACAGTATATGGATGCATTGGATCATAGGTAAATTTTGTATCATCTCCATATCTATTTCCCTTTTTAATATCATGGAGTAGCACGGCAGCAAACACCATATCTTTTTCTTCGTCAGTTAAACCATATGACTCTGCAAGTATTTGAGCAACGCGCATCACTCTCTTAGTGTGGAGGACATTACCGCCTTCTCCATGCTCGTCCTTTGGATGATACTTACCAGAAAAGCTAGATGGCATTAGCCAAAAATCAGTCGATCTTACTAAGATTGATCTAACAAATGAGCTTATGTTTTCGTCGTCTATTAATCCTATCTCCTCAAGTAAAGGTTCCAAGATTACATCTTCCTCTTTTATCTGTGATAGCACAGGTTTTTCTGCAAGTATCTCATCTAGAATATCTTTCTTAGCCATTGTCTTTCTCCTTTTTCGCCCATAGAACCCACTTTGAACAAGGCTTATCATAAGGGCATACCTTGCAGTATGCCGTAAGCCCTCTTCTAGATGGGAAAATCTTTTCATCATGCAGTGAATCACACCAGTACTTTAGAGCTTCTATGTCAGCTTTCTGCACAACAACTTCGTTGAACCCAGACTTTTGATTCATTAAATCAAAGTAGCCAAATTTGGTGTCTTTTATTCTATCGCCAAACTTATTAAAATAACCAACATGCATAAGGGCAAAGTCAATTACATAACTATTCTCAAACTTTAGCTTATGATTGAACACCCATTTAACAACATAGACCTTACCGTTTTTCTTGTATACAAGATCGAACATGTCATTGACACCGATGTTTGGTGTTACTGGAGCCGTGTACTCAAGACCTATGCCCATAGGAATGATATCTGGATCACTAAAGTTTTCTACCACCTCTAACAGAACTGCTGCAGCTTTGCTAGTCAAGCTTGCCATGTTGCCATACAGGCTTTCGTGCTGTTCGTGGACAATGTCGTAGGGCGTAGTGTCCTTAGGAAACCAAAGCTTTTCCCACTTATGTAATAGCGAAGCATACGAAGGTGTGCGTCCATTTTGTTTTTGATAAAAGAAATGATTAACAATTGCTTTAATTGTAGTTTCAAACTTAAGTGAATTTAATTTTCTTTCACCTATTGTTTCTGGCAATTTCTCAAGGTGCCTAAAATCATATAGTCTTTCACATGTTTGGAAATCTTTTAACTGTTGTGTTTCTATTTGTATCATATTTTCCTTAGAGTATATTTATGCTCTCGATTAGTTCTTTAATATCATCAGCGTTGACTAGCTTTGAATAGGACTCACTTGTTATTGGTTCATACTCCACATACTTCTTGTGTTGATCTACGTACTTAACTAACGGAGAATTATATGTGTATGTTGAACCAGTGATTCTATTTTTAGGAATCTGCAACTGCATTATGTTTTCATCTTCAGAATCATCTCCACTGATTAATTTTTTTTCAGTGATGAAGATAGTCACGGCACACTTCTGCTGGATTGAAAGTGATCCTCCAGTATCAGACTGCTGTACTACTTCTCTTCTTTCTTTCATTCTGTTCGAGTTTTCTTGAGCTGTAATTATTAAAACACAATCCATGTCTCTTGCAAGTTTTTCTAATCTAACCATCATTTCTTCAAACTCACCCCAACGTGGCTTACCCTTTCCGCCTTTGGTAAACATTGATTGTATTGTGTCGATAACAATAACGTCTGGGACAAGCTCTGAATGACCCATTATACTTCTAAACCACTTTTCTAAGTCTTCAAAGTATGGAGTATCTGGGTCATGCTTTACCATGAATCTATCTCCCCATTCATCTAGCTTTGCTTTAAACTTAGCTAAGTTTTGTGCCTTTTCTTTGTCGCTCCAATTAGCTGCTTCGGCATAGACATTCTTCTCAATGATCTGAGTCATGAGTACACGCTCCCAGTGAGGAACAGCCTCTTCAAAGTTAACGTACAAGACTTTATATCCTGTGTCTGCCCAATGATTAATCAGACACTTTGCACATGTGCTTTTACCCTTACCCGATGGAGCGATAATGGCATGCACTGCGCCTCTAAAGAACCCACCATCATCGGTATAGCCCATTGCCCTATTGAGAGACTTGTATTGTGTTGGCAAAAAGCTTGGGATTTCCAGCAGGGAAGCAGCTCTTTTTGAAATATCATTGGCAGTATCAACGCTATCGAGTGGATTAAAATTTAGATCATTTTCTAAGTTCTTTATCTCTGCAGTTATCTCAGAGATTCTCGCTACATCTTTATTATTCTTCTCACCTTTTTGGGCGAGCAAGATATGCAGCTCTTGAAGTATGTCAAGCTGCTTTCTTTTATTGGCCTTATGCTTTAGCAACTGAGAAATAGATTCGTGATCTGATGTTTCCAGATTTAGAATAGCATTTATCATTGTGTCTACGCCAGAAGACCCACCAAGAGCTGAATGGATATCGGTTTCAGATTCTAGCCAAGACTTAAATGCAATTGGTTCTACAACCTCACGTTTTGTTGCATGAAAATAGGACAACATTGCTTTATAGAACTCATGTATCCCAGACTGTCCATGTATTGCACCTACAACTTCATCTGGGAGTTGTGCATCAAAGTATGCTATTGAACCTGGGTTCTTAAATGACAGA